TGTAATGTATGAAATCGTAATGGATGAAGAATCTGAAGAAGATGATGAAACTACAGAAATGTATGAAGAATCTGAAGAAGATGATGAAACTACAGAAATGTATGAAGAATCTGAAGAAGATGATGACTCTATAGAAGAAGGGTTTAAAGCTAAAGGTAAGGGAATTGGTAAAGCCAAATTTCAATACAAAAAAACCAAAGGTGGTTTCAAAGAAACCATGAAACAAGGGACAAAAGGTGTTGGAATGGGTAAACCAAAATTTGAATTTAAAAAAGGTGAGAACATGGGCGGTACAAATAAAATTGTTAAAAAAACCGAAACCAAAGAAGCTTCTAGAACTTTAGGTGCTGGAAGAAGATTTGGAAAACCTGGATTGCCTAAACCAAAAGCGGCTCCAAGACATTTGAATTTAGAATCTGTTGAAAGAGAAGTTAAATTACTTAGAGAAAAAAATGAAGAGTACAGAAAAGCACTTAACGTTTTTAGAACTAAGCTTAACGAGGTTGCGGTTTTTAATTCTAATTTGGCTTATGCTACAAGATTATTTACTGAACATTCAACTACCAAACATGAAAAAATCAATATCTTAAGAAGATTTGATTCTGTTGAATCCTTAAAAGAGTCAAAATCTCTTTATAAAATTGTTAAAGACGAACTTTCATCTCAAGGTGGTAATAAACTAATGAAAGAGTCAATTCAAGAAAAAATTGATAAGACTCCATCATCAGGTTCTGCTGCTAATTTAATTGAGTCAAAAACTTACGAAAATCCTCAATTTATGAGAATGAAAGATTTGATGTCAAAAATGAACATCATAAAATAAACTAAAAAAAAAATTAAATAAAAATTAAAATGGGAGCATTATTAGAAAGCGGTCTTGTTGGTAACATTGGTCTTAAGCACCTTAAAGTTATCAAAGAAGACACAATCAGCAAATGGGACAAATTAGGATTCCTTGAGGGTCTTAAAGGTCACCTTAAAGAGAACGTTGCACAGTTATACGAAAACCAAGCATCATTCTTAATCAACGAAGCATCTGCAACAGATTCTTCAGGTTCTTTTGAAACAGTTGTATTTCCAATTGTAAGAAGAGTATTCTCTAAACTTTTGGCAAACGATATCGTTTCTGTACAAGCTATGAACTTACCAATTGGTAAATTGTTCTACTTCGTACCTAAAATTCAAGGTTACACTGGCGGTTCAGCAAACCAATCAGGTACACACTACGCACCAATTGGTTCACCTGGTAACTATCCTGGTAATCAAAATGCGGGTTATACTGGTTCAGGTGCTTACGCTAAAAATCTTTATGATTTATTCTATGAAGGTTCTGAGCCTACATTGAATCCTGCGGGTTTATTTGACTATTCAAAAGGTCAATGGTCAGCAATTACCGCGACTACAACTGTAGTATCTTGGTCAAACGGTACTTTGGTACCAAATAACTCAATCACAGGAAATCAAAGAAAAATGATTATCCAAATGTGTGGTTTCTATGATAATGGTGTTGGTAAATTGATGGGACCTGATGGTTCTGAAATTGATACTGAGACTTTCTTATCTGATTTACATATTGTTGCTGGTGCTGGTATATCTGTTTCTGCTGGTTGTGTTGACACAACTGCGGCTGCTTTACCATTCAGAGTTGTAACACAACAATATGGTAAAGGTATTGTAAGTCCTACTTACACTGCGACTCCAACTACATGGCCAAATGGTAATGGTGGTACTTATGACAGTATCTGTTCTCAAGATGGTTGTATCATTTTGGAAGTTGATTTACAGTGTCCTGTATGTGCGACTTGTGGAGCTGACTCATTAGACGGTTACACAGGTACTACAGTAGTATCGGCATCTTCTGCAACTTCTTTCGTAGCCGTTTTCAGACGTTATGAAGAATTGGAATTTGAAGATAAAATTGGTGAAGTTTCTTTTGACCTTGAATCAGTAACAGTTTCTGTAACTGAAAGAAAATTAAGAGCACAATGGTCACCTGAATTGGCACAAGACGTTGCGGCTTTCCACAACATCGATGCTGAAGCCGAATTAACGGCTTTATTGTCTGAACAAGTTGCTGCCGAAATTGACCGTGAAATCTTACGTGATTTACGTAAAGGAGCAGCATGGACAATTCGTTGGGACTACAATGGTTGGAAGAGATTATCTCAAACAACTTCTTATACTCAAAAAGATTGGAATCAAACTTTGATTACAGCAATCAATCAACTTTCAGCACAAATCCACAAATCAACTTTGAGAGGTGGTGCAAACTGGATAGTTGTTTCTTCTGAAATCAGTGCAATTTTTGATGATTTGGAATATTTCCACGTATCAAACGCAGCACCTGAGCAAGACCAATACAACATGGGTATTGAAAGAGTAGGTACTCTTGCAGGACGTTACCAAGTATATCGTGACCCTTACTTCCCAGCAAATACAGTTTTGATTGGACACAAAGGAACATCATTGTTAGATACTGGTTACATCTACGCACCGTACGTACCGTTACAATTAACTCCAACTATGTATAATCCGTTCAATTTTACTCCAATTAAAGGTATTATGACGAGATACGCTAAGAAAATGGTTAATAACCGTTTCTATGGTAAAATCACAGTTGATGGTGTTAGAACATTTGATTTACAAGAATTGAGATAATCATTTCTTTAATGAAAATATAAAAGGAGACAAGAAATTGTCTCCTTTTTTTTTAATTAGTCGGTGAAGAAACCACTCTAATAGCCTTTGATAATAATTCGGTTTCAGTTATATTATATGCATTTCTTTTGAATGCGGATTGACACGCTTGTAGTATACAATATAGTGCTTGTTCTTGATTAAGATTAGATATAAATCTATCTAAATCTTCATTTTTGTAATAATTCATTGTGTCAAACAAAATACCGATTGGTTCTCCAAGAGTTGGTTCTTCTACTTTATTTTCTTCAACTATAGGTTCTTCTGTTTTAACTTCTTTTTCTTTTGCCATGTTATTTATTTTTTTAGTGATATTTATAATTATAAAAAATTTTTTTATTAATGTCCATCAAAAAATTAAATAGAGAGTTATTAGAATGGTATAAAGAGGACAAATTGTTAACTGAGGCCACAGGAACAAGTGGTTCAGGTTCTTTTAAGGTCCCTTTAAGTCCTGGAACTAAATTGTGGGATAAAACAACATTAGACCCATTTAATATTCAAGTTTCAAAATATGATGATTCTCAATTGGCTTATGATAGTTATGACGGTTCTTTAGATGTCTCAAAAAAAACAGCAAAAAAATTGGAGTCAAAAGCTCGCAAAATTGAAAAATTTGAAAAAAAACACCCTAATAATAGTGATGATGATGGTGATAACTTAAATGGTGGTAATGGTCCTGGAGCACCCGTAGGTCCATTTAATAAAATAGTTAAAGAAGATTTAGCTGTTTGGTTTGGAACAAAAAAGAAACCAAAAGGTAGTAAACAACCAAAAGGTCCTTGGGTCAATATTTGTCGTCATAAAGAAGGTGGCGGTCATCCTCCTTGTGGTAGACCCGACGCTTCTGATAAAGGATATCCTAAATGTAGAGCCGCTGGAGTCGTATCAAGAATGACTGATTCACAAAAAAGAAGTGCTTGTCAGCAAAAAAGAAAGGCAGAAAAAACCCATAGTAAATCAGGAACAGGAAACGCCCCAAAAATGACTCATTACGAACCAAAAAAAGAATCAGTAAGAGATAACATTTTAAGTGTTATTAAAGAGTATCTCTCAAGATAAACTTTCCAATATTTTTTTTAGGGAATGTTGAATATTTGATTTTATCTCAACTTCTAATTGTAATCTTTTTTCCTCAACTTCGTTATCAAACATTTTTACTAGTTCTTGATAATGCTCATCAAATTCACAATAAATACTATAACTATATACGTGATTAATCAACATAATAGTACCATTTGAAATAACAATAAACATACTACTATCGTCATTTTTTATATATCTTTTGTTTGATAAAGGAGCTATTGTTAACTTTGAATTTGGATTATTAATTAATTTAATACATATATCATGACAAAATTTTTCCTCCTCACTTATTTGTCTTGGAGGATTAAACTTGTTCTTTAAGTGGAGATAATATCGGTATAAAATGTTTTTAGGGTTAATTACGTCTTTCATGATACAAATATAAAACTATTTTCTGAATAAAATAAAGTTGATTATTTAATATAATTAACTTATCTTTCTTAAAATAAATATTATGAAAAAAATTAAAAACGGAGATACCGTAAATGTGAATTACACAGGAAAATTGGAAGATGGTACTATTTTTGATTCTTCTTTGATTGAAGGAAGAACACCATTAAAAGTTACATTGGGTCAAAATCAATTAATTAAAGGATTTGAAAATGGTTTAATTGATATGTTAGAGGGAGACAAAAAAACAATAGAAATTGAACCAACCGAAGCTTATGGCGACCATAATCCTGAAATGATTATTGAAATCCCATCAACTAATGTTCCACCTGATGTTCAAGTAGGACAAATGTTACAAGGAAATTCTCCTCAAGGGCCTGTTAATGTTAAAGTTCTTGAAATTAAAGAAGATGTTGTCGTTCTTGACGGTAATCATCCTTTAGCGGGAAAAAAATTAATCTTTGACTTGGAAGTCGTTGGAATTGACTAAAAAAACTAACCCCTCTTTTGAGGGGTTTTTAATTATTAACAATATGGAGGAGAACAATGTTTTTTACCGTCTACTCCCGGCATTTTACCTTTACAAACTTGGACTCCGTAACCATTTCCATAAGCACTAGGGTAAACTTTATACTTAGATTTTGCAGCTGCTTTACCACGAGCACATAATTTAGTACCCGTTTTTTTTCTACCCTCTTCCATCATACCCATATCTTGTGACATATCAGAATCACCTTTTTTTGTTTCATTCATTAAGAAATCAAATACTTGGTCCATATTATTTTTTGCTTCGGCAATGTGGTCTTGAGCCCAATCGTGACCATTGGATAAAATTTCTTCAATTTTATTTTCATCCATATCTAATAACATTTCACATTGTCTTTTCATTTGTTCTAAATTACTAAAGAACATATATCTTTCATTTTCTTGTTCAGATAGAACTTTTTTTATTAATTTCTGAATATCTGATTCAGTTAGTTTTACAATTTTCATTTTATTTTTTATTTACAATTTGGAATTTTATTGTTCTTTTATAAGTATCTACTTCCCCTGAAGTAATTACCCTTATATCTATATAATATTCATTTGGTAATTTATCTTTTGTGTCAAACATAAAATAATATTCATTTGTTGCTCTATTTAATTTTTCCCAATCCTGTACCTGAACCTCAGTGTTGCCCTCTCTTACGTATATTCTGTATGACGCATCAACATTTTGTAAAAGTTGTTTTGTGGTGTAAGCTTTCTTAATTGTAACACCAATTTTTCTTAAATCAGTATTAAGTATTTTTTCATCCTGTTTAATACCATAAAAATCAAATCCGTATATTTCAGGTTCCCTTGATTGTGAACCTATTGTAATTCTATTCTTATATGGTTGTAAAACAAATTCGTTTTCAATATTAGATAAGTTATTACCATCATATTGTATATCACCCCAAACATCATTGAATACGCAAGGAGTTTTATAACCAATTATAGGGGGTATTACAACCTCATAAACACCTTTTGTTCTTGGACATGACGTAAGTCCTGTTAAAGTGGGTATTAGGTCACCATTGGGGTCTAAAATAGACACAGTTGGGTTAACATCCAATGTTGTTAAGTTCCCATCAATATAAACATACAGATAAAGTTTATTTGTTTTATTTTCTACAAATAAATTTCTATCATCTTGAACTAAATCATTATATGTTGATAATAGATAAGGTTCGTAAAATGTTTGGGTAAATCTACTGAAAAATGAAACACAATAATTGTTAGTTAATCCCGTTACTTTTTCAAATTCTGGTCTGTAAGCAATCCCCCATCCTGAAACATCGGTAATAGTTCCGTTTAAGATACCATTTATTTCGTTAGTCATGTTAAAGTTAATATCTTCGTCACCTCTATCAAAATGTTGTGAATCAACAATGATTAATTGGTCATAATTTACTCCTGATATAGAACTATTAGTATTAGAATAAACTCCATATTCAGACCAAGTATTTAAATTATTTCGTTGGAACCAATTTGAAGGTCTATCAGAGTAGGATTTATCTCCTATTAATTTTTTGGCAATTAATTCTCCGTTATATGCGTTTAATTGGTCACTTGAATAATCATATCCCACACCCTCATCCCAATCTTGTATTGTTCCAGTATCTCCTGAAGTTAAAGGGATTCTGAATAAAATTAAATCAAATGAACTCGCTCTCCGTCTACTATCGGAATTTAATGAGTTTAATAAATCCGCATCAAAACGAATTGTATTTGACATTGTTAATGTATGAGTTAAAGTATTCGTACATTCTGTCGTTATTATTCCTGATGAAATTTTATCAAGTAGTTCTGATAAATCTATATTGAATAAAAATCGGCTAAATCCTGTTGGGGATATAGACATATCATTACTACCAAAATATAAATCAGTTATTGGATTTCTACCCGTATTGGCTAATGTGTTAGAAACTAACGTATTGTTTTTACTAAAATATGACCTGTGAGTTGACATTAATTGCGTTTAACAATAAATATCTATAATTAGTTAATTCTAATGTATTGATTAAGAATTGTATTAGATGCGTTTTGAAGTTGTTGTAATAAATCATCTACCTTAACCCCTCCACCAACAGGAACCGGTGGTGTCGGTGCTAATGGATGCGTATGGGCAATTAAAAATTGAACAATTAAATTTAAAAATTTCATTAATTCGTCACCCCTAACCATAGGGTCCGTATTTGGTAATATATTTCTAACAATATAATCTTGGTCAATGCCACCCACAGTTGTACTATCTAAATTAATCGCTTGCTTACTAGGTATTTTAGATTCGTGAGACAACATTAATAATTTATCAGCTCCCATAATATTATAAGTCGTAGATAATAACTGATAATCAATTTTTTTAAGTTCTTTTGTTCTAATTAAGGGTTGTTGTCCTGGGGTATCTTTGTCAAAGATTAATCCAAATCCACCATCTCCCTCTGTTTTAAATTTAATTTTTTCTTTTACTTCTTTTACTTTGAGATATTCTGATGTACCAGTAGAAGTACTTACTTTAACCCATTTATAGGTTGAACTATCGGGTCTAAAAACTAATGGAAATTGATTACTTAAATCAATGATAGGAAACGTAGGTATATTGATTTGACCGTCATTAGCCTGTTTAATAAACGTATTAATTGTGTCAATTAAAGTGTCGGTAGATATATTATTTAAGGATATAGTATATATTAATGATTTATCTATTGATAAAACGTCCGTATCTATTTTTAGATTTTTTGTAGTATACTCTTGTTTTTGGGGTAATCCGTATAATGAAATAACTAAAGAAAACTGTTGATACTGATTTTCCGGATTTACTATTTTCCACTCAACTAAAGTATTAACATATTTTATATTTTCATCCAATTTAATCGCCGATTCTGTGCCTAAATCAGTAATCCTAACATCAAAATCTGACAATTGAGTAAAACTTCGTGTTTTTTTAACCGATATTTGTTGAAATGGATTATCGGGTTTTGTAGTACTTTTACCCGCCCTTAATAACACATCATTATTTTTAACAATTATATCACAAGTACCCCTTCCGATTAATGCAAC